ATTTGATTAGCAGACAGACCAAGTCCGCCATACTTAACCATACTGTCATACATAACCATTGATAGATCGGCTCTGTCTTTGAATTTATATGCTTCTAAAGTATCATCAAGAAAAGGTGCAATTTGCATTAATAGTCTAGGGTCACTAGGTGGTATTAAAGGTAGTAACCTCTTCTCAGGTTTTACTTCTTTAAGATATTTAGGATCTATCTTGATTTCTTCTTTTTCACTTTTGAGTATGGGAACTTTACCACTTTGTATGTTCTCAAAATTCTTAGCGATTTCTTCTATCTTTTCTGGTGTTAGTTTCTCAGCCATTATGCCATCCTTGTAAAGTTTTTATATTTTTCAAATTTCAATATACTAGGGAACTTATCTATTAGAGTATCACCCTTGTGTGAAATAACAAAAACATTTTCTTTTGCTAGTTTGTTTGTTAATATTCTCATAAACTCATCTGTACCTGAGGCGTCTAGTGAACTATCAAATATTTCATCTAGTATTAGTAGATTTGTATTCATAGAGTTTTTCATTTTAGCGATCTCTCTCCAAGTAAATAGTATTGATAAGTCTATTCTTAATTTCTCACCTTCACTAAATGAATTATAGTTAAACACGTCACGGTGCCTAGATTTACTTGTTTCGTTAAACTCCTCGTCAAGTGTAAAGTTGACAAAGAAATCCATGTCTGCTAAATTCTTATTAATAAACTGATTCATTATAGGTAGATATTGTTTAATAATCTTTGTCTTAATACCTGTGTCTTGCATAAGATATCTAGCGGTATCTAAATAATTCTTTTCATCTTTTTGTTTAACTTTAGCAGATTCTGCTTCTGTTAGTTGTTCTTGTAATTCTGTTAGTTGACCGGTGGCCACACCTGTTGTAAACTTGTCATCTGATAATTCATCTATCTCACCTTGTTTACTAGTGATGTATTTTTTAATTTCTGATATAGATGTTTCGTATCCATTAATCAATAATTCTTTTTCTCTTATGGCAACCATTGTTTCATTAATTTTAGATAGTCTAGTTTCGGTAGTTGTAATCTCTTTTACTAATTGACCCATGGCACTATCAATTTCTATAACTTTGTTCTTCTTCTTATCAATGATACTTGTTTTAAATGCCTCATCAATAGTCTGTTGACAAGTAGGACAATCATTATGAGTTTCAAAGAACTGTAAATCTTTTTTGTGTTTACTACAAGTATTCTCTAACTTAGCCTCCATATTATGAAGTTGTTTATACTTAGTATTTATTTTAGTTTCATCTATTATTTCATTCTGTAAAGCAATTCTCTCGGCAGATACTCTATCTATATCTAACATATAATTACCTATATCAGTTTCAGCACTTTGTATTTCTAGTTTTTTCTTATCAATGATCTGTTGATTGTTACCACTCATTTCTTCTATGTGTTTCTTTTGTGATTCTACTTTACCCTCTATCAACTGACAATTAAAATCTGATTGTTTAATCATTTCATCTTGATTCTTTACTTTGTCTTTTAAGATAAAATTCATCTTAGAAAATATCTCTATGTCTAGTATTTCTTCTACAACATTTCTTCTATGTCTTGAACTTAATTGCATAAATGGAACAAACGAGGCATTACCTAATATAACGACCTGTGTAAATGATCTAAAGTTTAATTTCAATATTGTTGATTCTAAATGTTTTTGATAATCTCTTACGGCAGCGTCTTGATTTAACATAACACCATTACACCATATCTCAAATATGTTAGGTTTAATACCTCTTACAATCTTATATTGATTTCTACCTATGATAAACTCTACTTCTACAACACAATCTTTCTCGTTAATACTATTGACCATTTGTTCTTTTTTAATACTTCTAAATGCCCTTTGAAATAAACCAAAACATAATGCGTCTAACATAGTTGATTTACCTGCACCGTTCTCACCAACAACCAATGTCTTGGCTGATCTATCTAGTTGTATCTCTATAAACTGTTGACCTGTTGATAGAAAGTTTTTATATCTTATTTTTTGAAAATGTATCATTCTGCTTTTATATCCGTATCTTGTGCCTCTAAAAATGTTTCTTTAATCATATTCTTTAATTTATCTTTATCTAAATCAACTGGTAATTGATCTACATAATTATTAACAAGTGTCATTGTATCTTCTGTACCTTCTACAACATCATCACTTACTAGGTTTGCATTAAGGTCGGAGTAATCTTCTAGTATCTTTAATTCATGTACATTTATTTTACTATATAATTTGTCAAGCAATCTATTAAACATCTCATTGTTTTTCTTACTAACTACTATAAGTTTTACAAATTTATTATTGAAAGGACTTATGTCAAAATTATCATAATCAGTTTCAGTATCATTATATAATAACTTTGAAAATATAGTATTTGTATTAGGTATAAACTCTATATCTCTTGTTTCAGTATCAAAGACATGAAACCCTTTTGTGTCGCCATAGTCTGACCATGTCATTTCATATTGAGCGCCTAGATAAAATATCTGACCATCATCTGATTTCTTATGAAAGTGACCACTAAATGTTTTATCAAATCTTTTTACAATACTCTTATCATATCCATGTGTCTGTACTATATTTTCGTGCATATTAAAACCATTTAAATCTAGGTGTGCCATACAGACATCTGCCTTTGCTGTGTCTAACATATTAAATGATTGTTGTTGATTCTCAGGATTTATCCAAGGTAACATTAATATATCAAGACCGTCAAAGTTTACTACTTTAGGTTCTTCATATATCCATGGCTCGTTAATGCCATCAGGTGCAGTACATAACTGTTGTAAAGCATTTACACTATTTGTATTCTTATAGTATATGTCGTGATTACCTATTAGGATATGAGTATCAATTTTCTTATCCCATAGTTTCTGTAAGAACTTCTTTCTGAAGTTATTGGCAACTCTAAAGTTAATATATTTTCTTCTATCAACTACATCACCTAAATGAATGAGCGTCTTGATGTTATGCTCTTCTAAGTATGGGAAGAATACTTCCTCATAGAACTTATGTAAGAAGTCATCAAAGATCGGACTATCGTTTCTCACACCGAAGTGAGTATCATTTAACAACGCTATTTTCATTATCTATTTTTTCTTTTTCTTCTTAACTTTTTTAGGTTCTGATGGTACACTTTCTTTTACATTTCTTTGTAAGAACTCTAACATCTGATTTTTGTATTGAGCGTCATCACCTACTAGAGAGTCCATCATCATTTCAGTACCAGAAGTAGCAATTAGTTTAGCCTTAACATCTTGCTGTTTCTTTTCTTTTTGTATTCTTCTGATAAATGCATAGTATATAATTTGTGTAAAATATGCAAATGGGTTATTAGATTTCTCTGGGTTGAAGTTTCTCATATACTGTAAACAGTTTTCTATACCATCTGAGATCATGTCATCACGATAAGTATAGTTTATAAAATTAGGTCTGTAAGAAAGGTGATTAGCAATCTTTAAAAAACACTCACCAATATAATTGGTCACCAATGGTGGTTTTCTTTTCTTCTCTTCCGCCTTTGCCACTTTAGTACGGTGTTCGATCATAGCTTGAAGAAACAACTTATTATCTACATAATGTGGTTTTGCTTTTGCTTTTGTTTTTTCCATAATTTATCTTTCTGATTAATATTACTTATTATATCATTTTTATATCTAAATGTAAAGCAGGTTGTATTATTTAATTATGTTTTTCGATACGCTTGACTATTCTGGTATCTATGTTATACTTGCATATGTAGATGCTTAGAGAACCACCTATATAGCATATCTAATGGATAGTTTTCTTTTGAAATAAGTCGATTAAATCTTCTTCCGACCATTGTGCCTCTCGTTGATCGATTCTTTGCATTTGATCCATCTGATCTGCCAACGCATATATCTTATCCATCTCCTCGGCAGATAACACAGGTTTAGCGTTCTTTTTTGCCTTCAATACTTTATCTAATATGACTTCGTAATAATGTGATATATAAGTATCTGCTTGAGTGATTACCATAACCTTATCTTTAGGAATAACAAACGTCTTATCATCTGTATAAGATATCCAAGGCGTTAGAGTAGTGTCTTTCATAGATCCTACCTCTGTTTGCCTTTGTACTGTGGTTAATTCTAATGCGTTTGTGATTCGTAGGAAATCTTTATCAACAACAATACTACCCATGATAGTAGTACCATCAGTTAATTTTACCATACGATAATCTCTTTCCTTAACAGTATTCATTTTAATCCTTTAAGTTAATATTATGTATCTCGTAATCGAACTCTTCCTCTGTGTATATATTTATTCTTTCTTGAAAGTGCTTTAGCGTATAATTCTCTTTAGACTTATAAATTAGATCATCTGATATATCATATAGAGTGGCATTTACTTTATTATCACCTAATCTTAAACCTCTACCGATTGATTGTAAATTTCTTATTCTACTCTTTGATGGACTTGCAAAGATTATATTGTGTAGATTCTTAATATTAATACCAGTAGAAAAAGTACCGTAACTTGCTACAATAATAGCGTTATCTTCTTTCTCAACTATTGCTCTAGCCTTCTCTCGTTCTTCTGTATCAACTCCGCCATATATATAAAATATCTTTCGACCTTCTTCGGCCTTATCTTTAATAATTTGTTGTAAGTTCTTACCATGTTTCTCTACAAGTTGAAATAGTATTAAAGTATTACCTTTGAGTTTAAGTGCTAGATTACGAATGAAATTATTTCTAGGTGTACTACTTACAAGATAATCTATCTCGTCTTGATACTTACCTTTCGATACAATTTTACAATTAGCCTCAGTATGTTTTAATATTAAACATCTCACAACCAGATTACTTAACTGATTCTTATCCATAAGTTTTTTAGTTGTAGTTACCTTATTGACAGCGCCGAATAGTCCTTCTAATACTAACTTATGTGTATGAGCGCCGTCTAATGTTCCTGTAAGACCTATACGATATTTACAATCAGTAAGCTTAGTCATAATCTCTGTCAATGATTTAGATTTAAATAGATGTGCCTCATCACCAAATACAACACCGAATTGTTCAAAGTATTCTTTAGGTAATTTATATAGACTTTGCCATGTAGATATGAGTACTTTCTTATCTGTTTGATTTGAATAACCACTATATAATCTGTGGCAATTCTTCTTTACATTCCAACCATATGATTCAAAATCTGTGTACATCTGTTCAACCAGAGAGGTTGTAGGTACGATTAATAGTATTCGATTGTTAGTATCTTCTTTGATTAGGTGAGTGTAGTATCGTATTAAGGAATATATGATGAATGACTTACCGGATGCCGTAGGACTCACCAGAAGCGTCCTATTGCGTTTTAAACTATGAAATATGGCGTCTATCTGATAATCTCTTGCCTCAAATTTTTGACCTAAACTATTAGAAAATTTTGTGACAACTTCTCTATCAACCTTGTTATCTATCTCTACATCTTTACCAGCAACTA